CCCTCTTTCGATTGTCCCCATAGTCTACCTGCACCACCGACCCATAAACCGCCAAGGTGGACGGTTTGACCGCTGGCACAAGGGGACTGGAAACGGTCTTCTGATCGATTAATCTTAGATCAGTTCAAACCACCACTCCATGAACTTCTCCGCTCTGACCTTTGGGGATCACGCTCTCAAAGGTGCAACAAAAGCACGCCACACCTTTGAGAATGATTGGACCATCTCAGTGGTAGCAGGTCCAGAAAATTCTGGACTCCATGGTAGGATTGGTCAGGATACCTTTGAGGTTGCGATCTTACGCCCCAATGGTAACATGTTGGAGGATGTCCTACCCTGGCAGACTCCCGTACAGATCACAACAATGATGCACCTGATTGAGATGTTGTGACAGTTTGTTAAGATGCACAAGGGGACTGGAAACGGTCTCCTGATCGATTAATCTTAGATCAGTTCAAACCACCACGATGGACAACACCACTATCACCCTCGACCTGCCTGGCATCCGTGAGTTCGTTCGGGAGCATCCTGGATGCGACTGGGAGGATGCCTGCGACTGGTTTGAGAAGGTCTCAGGTCTGATCGTCCCAGAGTCTCAATGGGGAACCATTGAAGAGGTTTGGAATGAAGAATCCCAGAACTGGGAACCGTCCGACGATGAAATGATGAGTGCCTTCGGCACCAAGTGGCACGACGGTCTTTGATCCTACCACATCGGGGGCACACTGCCCCCTTTTTTTAGTGTTTTGTAACTGGGCATAGGTTCTACCTCCATCCTAGCACGCCAGGGGGAGGGGAGGGAACCTGTCACAAAACTTCACTGACAATAGGTTCTACCTCCATCCTAGCACATCCCCCGTACCCCCCCCGAACAGTGGACACTTTAATAAGTGGCACAATGCGCCACTACCTACCTCCTCACCACCACACACCCCCCCCCAATTATGGTATGATTGTCTCAGTTCACATCACCACGATGGACCACTTCACCACCACCGCCCAGATCGACGAGCACCCACTGACAGACATCACCTTCATGAGTGATGAAGAACTGGCAGCACTTCTGGAGGTGCCTGTAGATCAACTGCTCGGAGAATTCGGAGAATGAGTCAAGATTAGTCGAGATGCGTGCATCAATTCTCTTCGAGATGCACGCATCAATCAAACTAGATCACATCTAGATTCACACATTCATTAATTCTAAAACAATGAACAATCAGAATCAAATTAACTCAATCGGTTTCCAGATCAAGTATCAATCCCCTTACAATCAGTGCGAGTGGAGAACACAATCCTTCACCACAAAAGAAGAAGCACAACGCATGGTAGACTTTTACCGCTCCTGCGGTTCTCCTTCTCAACTGGTCTGAGACAATCCAGAAGGTGGCACAAGACCCCGCCACCTTCCCCCCACCTGGGTCTTATACTGATAAAGACAACGACACACACCCTACCATGATCCTCCAGACTCCCGCCAGCATCCAGCACCTGCTCTACCTGGGTGTGGACACCAAGGCAACCAACGGCGACGAACTGCTGGGTCTGGGTCTCGGCAGACTCTACCTGGGACTGTATCCCACTGCTACAGGTTTTGAACTAGCATACGGTGTGGTGAACAGTCAAGGATGCCTGTGACACTTTAACCCCTGGCACAAGGGCACCCGCAGGTGCCCACCAGACCCCTTACAGTGTCTGCAGTTCACACCACCGGACCATGATCGCAACCTACGCCACCGCCACCGACTTCGCCCGCTGGGAGGAGCGTGCCAAGGGGATGACTGATGCCGCGCTGCTCTGGAGCGCCCGCGATGCCCGCGCTGCTGCTGAGGCAATGCGCGGGTGGAACCCCATCACTGAGGGTCGCTACGACGATGAGGCACACACCTACGGTGACGAACTCCGCCGCCGTCGTGCCAATCGCTGAAGCGCACACCAGGGGGGTTCACAAACCCCCACCGATACCCTACACTTAGCAAGTCCCAAACGGATTTAACCCATGACCCCCACCTCCCACCACTGCTGCTGCGGTTCCGCTCACGGTTCCACCTACATCGGATGGGGCGGATCCGCCCGTTACCATGCTGCTGCCACCCCCCTTGCCTGCCGCCTGGCGGATCGCACCCGCTCCTTCCCTCCAATGTCGCAGGGCATCCAGCGCCGCCGCTGGGTTGATGAGCGCCGCGCTGGTGCTGGAATCGATGACGCAGGCAACCTCTTCGCCTGATCCCCACGGGGACCCTACGGGGTCCCACCGTATGGTAGACTTTTTAAGTACTCAAGGGAGCAACCCCGTGAACCTGACCCTAACCCCTATCAGCAGCAAGGCGATGAACCGCCTGGCAAACCAAATGGCAGGCGACCCCGTGGTGGTGGTTGAGCAGCGCCAGGGTAATGACCTTTTTTGCGTGAGCAGCAATGGCACCTGGTGCGCCTGGGTCAACTGCCTCACCGATCCGAACTGGGTAGTTCGCTTCTGATCCCCACGGGGACCCTATGGGGTCCCCCCATCACTCTCTCAGACCCCTCTCAGATCCCCCACAATGCGCCCATCCTTTCCACAGATCCTCTGGAATGCCACCAACCCTGAGAATGGCACCATCCGCTGGAGCACCGCTTGCCAGGCAGCAAAGGATCACTGCTGCTGGGACGACTTCCGCACCGACTACGGGACCGTTCCCTTCCGCGTTGACACTGGCGAGTTTCTGGTGTGGTTAGGTTACTGAATGTAAACTTATGGGGAGAGGTTTTCTCTCCCTAATTAAAATCTCGTCGAGATTAACATCACGAGATTAACATAACATAACATAACATAACATAACATAACATAACATAACATAACATAACATAGCACTATTTAATTCTTTATACTATCAATTTAATTTAATTCTTTTTTTTAATTACTTTTACTAAATTTTAGACTCTACCTCCATCCTACCACGTCACAGGTAGATTTTTTATTGTCAAGTGGACACCTTACAAACTGGCACACCACACATTAGACTCTACCTCCATTTTAGCATATTTTGAGACCAGTGTCGGTGGAGTGGACACTTTCTCAACTGTCCACCTTAAAAATAAATTCTACCTCCATCCTAGCATATTTTGAGACCAGTGCCGGTGGAGTGGACAGTTTGTGGATTGGCACACCCCTAAAATTGAAATAAAATTTAACATTATTTTATGGCAGGGTGAGTGTCGATGTATTGTCGTCTACAGTGCTACCCCGCACCTCCTTTGATTTTCTAAATTCTAATCGATCCTAAGCAATTCTGGGGTCGAAAAAACCAGTTTGCCAAGTGGCACAGTCTCTTTATGGATGTGTTTATGTCATAAACGATTAGGATTATGGATGTGTTTATGTCATAAACGATTAGGATTATGGATGTGTTTATGTCATAAACGATTAGGATTTATTCTTGATTGTTTATACTTTCAATTGCTATTGTTGTTGATTGTTTATACTTTTTCATTCTTTGTGAACCTTTGTAACAATCGCACCGCTGTGGCGTGCGATGTCGCCACGGCACCTGTAGGATTGACGGGTAGTCAATCACCACACCGACATGACCAAGACCACTGCCGCCGACGTTTTCGCTGCTGACCTTAAAGTCACAGTGGACGCCATCGACGCCATCGCGGATGTTGCCTTTGCGGGCGAATCCTTTGATGTGCGGATTGATCGCGCCATTGTGCAGGCAAAGATCGCTAAGCGTGCCGCCGAAGATGCCGCCCAGTACCTGGCGCAAGTTCGCGCTGAGATTCTTAGCACCATGGTAGAAAGCGGTCTGGCGACCTTTGAGAGTGAAGCGGGCAAGGTGACGGTCTGCAAGGGCAAGCGCACCGTCAGCGTTACAGACAAGGCACTCGCCGCTGAGATTGCCCTGATTAAGGAACGTGGCGTCCGCACGGGGCGTTGCACTGAAAAACAGGGTGCCGATTATGTCATCGTAAAGTGACACTTAAGGGGGACTAATCCTCCCCCCTTTCTTTACACTTTCACCACACTAAACTCATGTCAATTTTACATTTTGCCGCAAATAATGATATTAACGGCAACCCTCAAAGATTGTATGCTTTAATTGATAACAATGGCGAAATCTTGGGGGTTTGGGATGAAGGTTATATGGGTTACAATGCGGTACCAGGTATATTCAGGGATGCTGCATATGATTCAATTAGGGAGGATATTTCAGTTAGAAAATATAAGAAATTACTTCGTGATTATCCGTCCCCCGATTATGCTCACAGTATTAAGGGTTATGAACACTTGGCAGAATTGATTGATTAACACTTAAGGGGACTAATCATCCCCTTATGTAACACTATTTCAGAGTGTTACAATTCGGGCATTCTGCCACGGGTGCCCTTCCCGAACCCCTATACTGGGGGAGTCCTGAACGGAGCAATTCGATGCCTGCAACCTACGAAACCCTGACCGGAACCTGCAGCAAGTGCGACGGCACAGGCAGTCTGCCCCACTACGGGCACATCTCCAATGGCGTGTGCTTTCAGTGCCAGGGCAGTGGCAAATTGTCCTTCCGCGTGCGAACGGACGGCACCGCTAAGACCTCCCTAGAGGTCTTTAAGCGGGGCGGAGCATTCTCCTACGCTTCCCTGCGCAGCACCCTACTGGCAGCGGATGGCACCTGGGGAAAATGCCTGATCGCCCGTGAGATTAACGATGCCGCCGAGGCAAGGGTGCTCTGGCGCGATCTTATTGGGCAGGATCACACACACCTAGCGGTGACCGATGGGGAGCACACACAGACCTTCCAAACCTGGTAGGATCATGGGGACTAATCCTCCCCCCTTTCTTTATACTTTACTATCATGCGTCGTATCACTTCCCCAGATTCTCTATCCCCTATGTTTTATTTTAATTTCAACCCTAACTGTGCAGAATGGGACGAAATTATTGGGTTACATATTATCAGACTTTATATTGGTCTGATAGATAAATCTATCGTTGCCGCCATAACTAACTCTGGCGGGGGTATAACTAATAAGAATAGGATTAAGATTAGGATTCTTCGCTAACACTTAAGGGGGGCAATCCTGCCCCCTAAGTAACATCCCCGTTCGTATGGCAGGGACAGTGTTTTAACCGTCCCCGCCGCGCCCCCCCGCCCCCTTAAAATCGATAACTACCCTAACCTACAGTGTATGTCTTTTTCGACCTTTATATAACACTATATAAAAAAAATTTTTCCGGTATAAAAATGCCCTATAAAGATCCGCAAAAACGAAAAGAAGCAAAAAGAAGATACTATCTAAGAAATAAACATAATATTGGTACAGGGAAAATTGACCCACAAGAATATCCACCAATAAAAATTCCGAGTAATATAAAAGAAACTCAGTATCCTGGTTATTATATTCATATGAATGGTCAACCTTATAGAGCACCTGGAAAATATGATAGATATGTAACCCTTAATGAATATGGAATTATACCTCTCAAAACTCATTTAAGAGGTAATCCTAGACATAAAAAATATCAATACCCTTCTATTAACGTATCAATCAGGAATGAAAATGGAAAATTTGTAAGACAAAAAAAAGTAAATATTCACAGATTAGTTGCAGAGACATTTATTCCAAATCCACATAATTATGATTCTGTTGATCATAAAGATAGAAATAAGCAGAACAATCATGTAAATAATCTTCAATGGTGTTCTATAGAAGAAAACAAATCATTATGGGAAAGAGATGATGAATATAAAAAGACTCTTAGTAAATCCAATAAAAAGGCAAAGATATAATGAATTATAAAAGACCTTATTGGAACTTCTGGAAAGTCGTTCTTGCTGGGTGGTTTATCAGATATCCAAAGACAATGCTTAGAATCACTTGCATTCCTCTAGGTGTTCTGATAGTATGGATATATAATGCAGTTGTCAAATAAAGGATGAGTAAAATATACCACATCTATGCAAAAGAAAAGTGCATTTATCCTAATGTATCAGAAGAGAAATTCGAAGATACATGGAATCAATTGAATAACATTATAGAGTTTATTGAAACGGATTATCATAAAAAGGATCTATCATTCGAAGAACTATCAGTTGATGAGAGACTATTCGATGATCCATCCTATTGACACTCCATAAATAATATCGTAGAATTGAATTTGAAATCTAAGTTCTTATGTCTAAAGGATTCACAGTAAAAACAAACGTACCCGCAAAAGAACCCGATTGGGATATAGAATCAATCAAAGAAAGAATGAAAGGTAAGTCTATTGTATTCTGCTTACCTGGTCGAGGATGTTCATTCACCTTCTTAAAGTCATTTGTACAACTCAGTTTTGATCTTGTACAAAACGGTATGAGCATTCAAATCTCACAAGACTATTCATCAATGGTAAACTTTGCCCGATGCAAAGTATTGGGTGCAAACGTACTCAGAGGACCAAATCAAGCTCCTTGGGATGGTCGTTTAGAGTATGACTATCAACTATGGATCGATAGCGATATCGTATTCAACAGTGATAAATTCTGGCAACTTTGCGATCTCGCAATCTCAGAGGATGGCACAGAACGTGAGATTGTCGCTGGTTGGTATGCAACTGAAGACGGTCGTACAACATCTGTTGCTCATTGGTTAGAAGAAGAAGAGTTCCGCCAGAATGGTGGAGTCATGAATCATGAGACCGTTGAAAGCATCAGTAAGCGCCGTAAACCATTTACAGTAGACTACACCGGATTCGGTTGGGTAATGATTAAAAAGGGAGTCTTCGAGAACCTCGAATATCCTTGGTTTGCACCTAAGATGCAAGTCTTTGAGTCTGGTAGCGTCCAGGACATGTGTGGGGAAGATGTCTCATTCTGTCTTGATGCAAAAGAAAAAGGATTTGAAATCTGGTGCGATCCTCGTATTAGAGTTGGTCACGAAAAAATTAGAGTTATCTGATGAATAAATTTAATGTTCTATACAAAGGGAGAAAGATTTATATAGATCTTTCTTATGAAGATTGTATAGAAATTATGGACGATCTTTCTCAAAAATTTTATGAAGGGGAAGACATTGATCCAAATCAAATTATCCTAGAACCTATTGGAGATTAATTATGGCACAAGTTAAAAAATCATTGTTAGGTCTTGTATTCCTTGAATCACATCCAAAGAACACAAGGCAGGGTCAGGGAAAAAATACAAAATATGCAGCGACGAGTCGTAATAAAGCTCGTAAAAAATACCGAGGACAAGGTAAATAATCTTTTGAGTGCTTAAGTAAAAATAAGCACTCTTTTTTTTACTCGGGATAGTAACCCCGTAAAAAGTTCTGATTTGTAGTAAATCCGGTAAAACAAATGTCAAAATCAACTGATCGAGACACTCAGTACATGTATGAAATATGGGGAACAAATAAATTATCAACGGACTATGGTTGTTTTCAGAAGAAGGCAATGTTACGTGAAATTAATCATGATGAAATAGTTCCAAAAAAACATAACTTTGAAGTACAAAATGAAGTACACAAAAAGATCCGCAATGATGATGATTGGGAATATGGTACATAACCTATTCCACTTAGAGAATGGACATAAATATTAATACATTTTTAGTTTTGATCTAAATGCCAATAGAGCGAGTAAGTAAAGGTTTCAAAGATGTGAGTATGACTTTTAAAGTCAATCCATTAAACATGGATTTAAATATTCTCAAGAATGAAAATGCAATTGCTCGCTCAGTAAGAAATTTAGTACTAACTAGAAGAGGAGAAAGATTTTTTAATGGATCATTAGGTAGCGGTGTCTCAGAATTGTTATTTGATATGATAGATGAAATAACCGCAATGAGAATAAAGAGTGAGATTGAAGATGTTATTAACACTTATGAACCAAGAGTGAATCTAATATCTGTCGATGTCATTCCTGATTATGAAGAAAATAGTTACAATATTATAATCAGATATAAAATAGTCGGAATAAATGCAACTCCTCAAGAATTAAGTTTTGTATTACTACCAACAAGATAAATGCCCTTAGTAAATTTCACAAATCTTGATTTCGATCAAATCAAAGATTCTATCAAAGATTATATAAAATCCAACTCAAATTTCACTGATTATGATTTTGAAGGGTCTAATTTATCTGTAATTATTGATGTACTGGCATATAATACGTACATCAACTCATATAATGCCAATATGGTGACCAATGAGGTCTTCATAGACAGTGCTACACTCAGAGAAAATGTAGTTTCATTGGCACGAAATATTGGTTATGTACCAAGATCGAAGAAATGTTCTGTAGCGACAATATCATTTTCTGTAGATACATCTTCATTTACAACCAACCCTCTTAGTCTCACATTAAAAAAAGGATTGGTTGCATTAACAGGAAATACAAATCAATCTCTATCTTTTTCAATTCCAGAAGATATTACGGTTCCGGTAATTGATAATATTGCATCATTTGACAATATAAAAATATTCGAAGGAACTTATGTTGAAAAAACTTTTACAGTTAACACTGGAGATTTAAATCAAAGGTTTATATTAGATAATGCTGGAATAGACCTACCAACATTATT